GGCCCTCTGGGAATGGGGCATCAGCCCAGCTTGATTGCGCCAGCCTGCACCCAACGCGGCAGATACTTCGCCTTCCCGCCCTTCTGGACGTACTCGGCGACCGTCTTGCTCGCCTTGCACACATCCCAGCAGTTGCGCCGCGCCGTGCCCTCCGCACCATATGTGAACTTCTTGTCCACGATGGTGATCTTGCGGTTGTCATCCGCCTTCGGGGCGGCACGCTCCGCGCGGGCGGCCTTGCGCTCGGCCGTCTTCTGCGCCTTCGGGGCAGGCTTCGGCTCGGCGGGCTTCTTGGCCGCGCGACCATTGTCCTGCACTGCTTTGGACGAATGCGGCGCGTTCCGGCCGTTCAAGCCGTTTGCCAGCTTGCCGCCGTCACGCACCTTGAGTTCGTTGGTCTTCAGCGCATACTGAGACAGCACTGACTTCCAGGTGTCCCCTTCCTTGATCTGGACGCCGACCTTGTACAAGTGGTCTATGACCTCGATCTTGCCATTGCTCAGCACGGCGATCGTACTGTTGCCACGGTTGGCGGACTTGATCTCCTTGACCGTGGGCTCCTCGGGCGAAATCTTCGCCGTCTGGTTGCTGCGGCTGCTCCCCGGCTTGGGGCCAGCGGTGTCAGCGGCTTTGCGCGTGCGCGTTCCGGTAACGGGTTTTGCCATGTTCGTACTCCTAGTTGCAGCATCATCGCTGCGGTTGCGCATGGTCCAGGGAATCAGCGTAGTTCGTATAAAGCCTCGCTTAAAGCCTTAAAGCGTTTGCGGTCTTGCAATTGCAAGCCGCCGCCGTGCGCTTCCAGTAAAAACGCCGCTCTGTCAGCGGCACGGGCAATTTGCAGCAGCGCCTCGCGGTCAAACTCCTCAACAAGCTCAGCACCTAAGTCTGACTGCATCATTTCACTTCTCCCTTCACATGGTCCATGATAGCGGCGGCGCAGAGCGTAGTCGGGGTTACGCCCGGCATCTCTTACCTACGGGCTAGCACCGTGCCGCCGCTAACAAGGACCATGCGCAATCGCAGCGGCGGGGTTGTCAGCCCCGCTGCTACATATGCCCGCCGCCACCTAACCTGACGGGCGCTGGCAGGGGATCAAAGCGGCGGCTGGCGCGCTAACCCCTACCCTGTACCATCCCGCCCGGCAGCTGCGGCCATACGGCGGGGAACGACTGGACTCCTTGCGGGGGAACCGCCCCGCCCGGTTGGCCCGGAAGGGCGGGCCGCCCCCGGCGTTGCGCCGGCTATGAATTGCTTCTGCCAGTGAATTCGCCCCGCGCATATGAGTAATCGTGGTTAAGAAAACCCTGCGCCGAGTTTTCTCACGGGGCGGCGGGCGCGTGTGCGGCATTTCTCGGCTCCTCGGCGTATTCGCATCTGCACCGACTTTTTAGTCGTTTGGCTCATCGGCGTCGGCGCTAGTACCTTCCTCATGGTTAATGTCGTTGTGCGTCGATTTTCGGGTTTTGGCACGGGGTTTGCTTTGTGCATGAACCGTGCCAAGCTCTTCCTTCATCGGCTCGTCGGGCGCGCGGTTGTACGCCAGCGCCGGGTTTAGGTAGCGCTCCACCAATACAACGCGAACGCCGCGCCCGTGTAGCCGCTCCACCTGCGCGGCGTGTTTGCGACCAGTGCCAAAGCCTTGATTCAGGTAACGATACATTGTCTTGAACGTCAGCCGCGCGGCGCGGGCCGCGTAGGCAAGCGTTACGTCTTCGGCGGCAAGCGTTTCATTAACTACGATGCGGTGCAGCCATTTGTCTTCCGTCTTGCGCGCGTTCCACGTGGCGCGGCGCTTTTCGGCTGCCGCTTGGTGGCGCTGCTCGTGGCGCTCCAGTTCGGTGTCTATCGCCACTACTACGTGACTAAGGTCTGCCAGCGCCTTCTCATTGCTTGGCTGCGCCACCACTGCGCGCCCGGCGTCTGCCAGCTTGCGCACAAGCCGGGCGGTCGGCCCGTAGCCCAAGGGGCGCGGCTCCTGTGCCGTTTTTGCGTTGCGGCGGCTGCGCACTGCGTACTTAATGGGCTCGTTGGTATCGGGGTCGATGCCACCCGACAAATGGCGTGTCATTCCGTTTTCTCCTGTTTTGTTACAGATAGCCGCTACACATGGCAAAGTGTAAAAACCTATGTTCCTCCGTACCTTACCCCGAAATCTGTTACACATGTCCCGACCTGCGCCCAATGGACGCCCTATATTCGTAGTAACCGTAATATAACCGTTTATACTTTGGTAACCTACTTGTATTTTTCTTTACTTCTAATTTCCAGCTTCCAGTAGCAAACTAACCTATTATCTGTAACAGAACCCGATAATCTTCCTTTGTTTTCCGCCACATAGAGTTTTTACAACTTTGTTACAGATGGCCGCTTTAGGTCCCCCGCATGTGTAAAAACCCAGGAAGTAGAGGGAGTTAGGCTGGCCCAAGTTGTAACGGGACTCAGCTGCGTCACTAGATGTTTGTCAGACGCTAAGTCGCTGTGGCACCATAGTGGCGCAGAGAAACGCGGGGGCATTGATCACCAAATGAGCCTAGTCAACAGAGCATCCCGGGCCGAAGTCGCTACGACTCAACGCGCCCAAGACGCCAAGACCCCGCGAGCCGTAGAGCCTGAGCCCCGCAGCGCCCATGATGCGCTGACTCTGCGCGGTTGGGTTGCGGGGGCGCTGAAGAGTGAAGTCATTCAACCACTTAGTTGGTTAATGAATAGAGTTAATGACTTGCCGAGTGCGTTGAGCCGACGTCGCTCGGGGACTCAGACTCGGGGAGGCGAGACGGTGATGGGGGGTTGCGGCGCGGCGGTTGCGCTAAGACTTAGGTACCATAGCCCCCAGCATATTCAAGTGATTTCTATGGCCGGAGCATCTGAGAACCAAGCGGGCCAAGAAAGCCTGAGAAGCAGCGCAGGCCAAGCGCGCCAAGAAAACCAAGCGAACCAAGAGGAGTATGACTAATGGTCGCTAAGATTCTAAGTCCACGTCAGAAGAAAGCCGCCAAGGAAGAGGAGGCCGCCCGCCTGCTCGCAGAGCAGAAGGCGAAGCAGGCCAAGGAAGCCCGCCGCGCCCGCCGCGCAGAGAGAAAGCGCCGTGAACAGCGCGAGGCAGGTGAGGAAGAGGCCCCGCCCGTTGACAGCAAGGCTCTTGCAGTCAATACCGGCCCGTACAAGCCGCCCGCCCGCATGACGGAGGCCCGGCACAAGCTCGCCGAGGCCTTTGAGCTGATGGGGGGTGTCGGCGCTTTGGTAGAATGGGGAAAAGGCAACCCCACCGAATTCTACAGGCTGTGGGCTCGTTTGATCCCGAAGGAAGCCAACGTCGCCCTCACGGCCATGCCGCTTGAGGACTTGCTGAGTAAGCTGGCCAGCCAAGGCCGAGAGGGCCGGAGCGTAGCGGAAGCTGCTGACGCGATCGGTATGGAAGCCCTCCGCGAGGCGCAGCACATCGTGGACGCTGAATACCTTGAGGTAACTCCGGAGACACTGCAATGACACCCGAAGAGAAGAAGCAGCTTGAGGTCCTGGCGGAGTTGCGCGGCGATCTGCTTCGCTATGCACCGCAGTGCTTGAGGATAAAGACCAAGGCGGGCGCGGTGATTCCGCTGCACTTGAACAAGGCGCAGCGGTACGTGCATGAAAAGCTGGAGGAGCAGCGACGCACGACCGGCAAGGTGCGGGCGCTGGTCTTGAAGGCGCGGCAGCAGGGCTTCTCGACGTACATCGGGGCGCGGTTCTACCACAAGGCGTCCTTGAATTACGGTATCAGCGTCTTCATCCTCACCCATGAGCAGTCTGCGACGGACAACCTGTTCAACATGGTGGATCGCTACCACACGCATACTCCGTTGAAGCCGAAGACGGGCGCGTCGAACGCCAAGGAGCTTGTGTTTTCTAAGCTGGACGGGGGCTACGCGGTTGCCACGGCGGGTAGCAAGGCGACCGGGCGCGGGCGCACGACGCAGCTATTTCACGGCTCTGAAGTGGCGTTCTGGCCGAACGCATCGGATCACTTCGCTTCCTCCGTTCAGAGCGTGGCTGATCTGCCCGATACGGAGATCATTCTTGAGTCCACGGCCAACGGCATAGGCGGGGAGTTCCACGAACGCTGGCAGCAGGCCGAGGCTGGGATAGGGGATTACATCGCCATCTTCGTGCCGTGGTTCTATTCAGACGAGTACCGCCGCCCCGTGCCGGAGGGCTTTCGGCTTACGGAGGAGGAGCAGAAGTACCGGGACGCTCATGAGCTGGACATGCAGCAAATGGCGTGGCGGCGGGCGAAGATTGCCGAGCTCAAGGACCCGGTACTGTTCAAGCAGGAGTACCCCGCCACGGCGGCGGAGGCATTCCAGACCACGGGTCACGACGCCTTCATCAAACCGGAGGCGGTTTTGGACGCGAGGAAGAATACTTGCGAGCCTCTTGGGGCGCTTGTATATGGTGCAGATCCGGCGCGGTTTGGTGACGACCGATTCAGCCTCGTCGGGCGTAGGGGGCGCAAGGTGACGCACTTGGAGTCAAGGGCCAAGCTTGACACGGTGGCCGGGGCTAACTGGCTCAAAGGCGTCATTGACCGCGACAATCCAGCCAAAATGTTCATAGACGTCGGCGGCCTCGGAGCCGGGGTGTACGATTTGCTCGTGAGCTTCGGCGAAAAGTACGAAGATGTCTGCGAAGCCGTAAACTTTGGTGGCGAGCCCCAGAGCGACGTTGTCATAATGGACGACGGCGGCAAGCTGCCCGGCCCCAAGAACCGCCGCGCCGAGATGTGGATGCGGATGCGCGACTGGTTCGGCACCGTTGGCGGCGTGGACATTCCGGATATTGACGCCCTCCAGGCCGATATCTGCGGACCCAGCTACAAATATGACAGCAATCAGCGGCTTCTGCTTGAGTCCAAGGAGGCCATGCGCAAGCGCGGCGTGCGTTCGCCGGACGAGGGCGATGCCCTTGCCCTGACCTTCGCCTCCCCGGTGTACGACAAGCAGCCGGTCAAGGACAAGCGGGATCACTCAAGAGTCGGCCGCAGCTTGCGGGCGGTTCGCACAGGATGGATGGCGGCATGACAGAGCGTATTCAACACCTGATGCAGATCCTCAAGGCTCGCACCGACAAGGACGGCAAGGCCAAGCCGGGGTATCGTGAGAATGTGGCGGCCATTCGGGCTGAACTTGCCATGCACCAGGAAGCCATGAATCAAGGGGGCAATGTAAATGGCTGACGAGTACGAAATCACCGAGGAGGAGAAGGCCGCCGCCGACTCCAAGACGGAGGCTCTGAAGGACTATGTCCCAGAAGGCTACAAAACGAAGGACGAATATCTGTGTGATGTTCGTGAAACGTATAGCCGCGACATCGAGTACGATCGATGGAACCGTGAAGCCGCGATTGACGACCTCAAGTTTATCGGCATGGATCAGTGGGATCCGCTTGTGCGGCAGGCGCGTGAAGCGCAAGGGCGACCTTGCCTGAGTATCAACGTGCTGCCGCAGTTCATAGGGCAGGTCATAGGCGACCGCCGCATCAACAAGACGCAGATAAAGGTCGTGCCCAAGAAGGACGCCTCGGTGGAGGAGGCCCGCGTGCGCAGCGGCCTCATAAAGTCCATTGAAAACTATAGCCGCGCCGAGCGCATCTACGATAACTGCTGCGAAGATCAGGTCACTTGCGGCATTTCAAACTTCCGCGTCGTGATGGACTACGCCAGCGACGACGTCTTTGACCAGGACATTCGGTTGAAGTTCATTCCTAACCCGCTTGCGGTGGTTTGGGACATGATGTCAATTGATCCCACGGGTCGGGACGCCGAGCATTGCTTCGTAGACGACGTGATGCCGCGTAAGATTTACGAGAGGCGGTTCCCGAATAACCCCTCCCCCTCCACGCTGGGCGACGGCATCGCTGAGCAGGAGTATTTTCAATGGTTCACGAAGGACATCACGCGCCTTAGCGAGCATTGGCGCATGATTTCACGAGACAGGCTGCTCGTGCTTTGCGCTTCTGGTAAGATATACGACATCACGGAAACGAAACAGCCGCCTGAGGGCGAACAGGTTCTAAAGCAGCGCTGGAGCCCGAAGAAGTACGCACAGATGCACTTGGTGACGGGCAACGACATTCTGGAGGGGCCGTACGAGCTTCCCGTTTCGCGCTTGCCCATCATCAAGGTGGAGGGCCGCGTGGCCCGCGTTGCGGAGGACCGGGTTCGCTACGGCCTTATTCGCTTCGCCAAGGATGCGCAGCGCCTGAAAAACTACTGGCGTTCAACTAGCGCAGAGACGCTGGCGATGGCCCCCAAGGCACAATGGATCGCGCCTGACGACGCTGTGAAGGGCCGGGAGGCTTCGTTCCGCGACGCCAATAACAGCGGCGATCCGTTGCTGGTCTACAACTCCGGCGCTTCGGTGCCGCCGCAGCGCGTAGACCCGCCGCAGATCAACGCTGCGGTACTTAACGAGTCACAGCTCTGCCAGCAGGACATCAAGGACACGACCGGTCTGCACGACGCGTCCTTGGGCGTGCGCTCCAACGAAATCAGCGGCAAGGCGATTCTGGCTCGGCAGCGCGAAGGCGACGTCGCCACCATTATCTACCACGACAACTTGAAC